TATTATTCATTATTTCTTAGAGATGTGTTACGAGGTGATTTTAGACCAGTTTTCTTTCGTAATTTTACTAAACGTGAACTTAAAAAAGAGGCGGATATTATATCGCATTTACCTCGATCCGTTTTAGCTTCACCTTCCGAATTAACTATTTTGGGATACCAATTGTATGCAAAACAAAATGAGAAAATCATTCAGGAACCATTATCTACACCTTGTTTTGTGGGGGTTACAAAATTTCGTGGTTGGTGGACTCAATTAGCTAGAAAGCTTATGAAGTTTCCCCACTTACAAGATGGAGATATGAGTAAATTTGATGGCACTATTCCACTTGATTCTCATGTTAAACTGGCACATTTGCGCAAATGGTTTTGTTCAGACCGTGAATACGACGAATGTCATGACTACTACTACACAAATATGAAAAATACTTTTATTGTAGGTATGCTAGGTGACATTTTCGCTAAAATGCAAGGTCAGCCAAGTGGCCAAAATAACACTTTGGTTGACAATGGTCTTATTCACTGCGCTTATTGGTATTATCATTGGTGCTTGATTGTGTGTGAGGAGTTGCCAGGACTTGAACGTACCTGGGAGAGCTTTGAGAAACATGTCTGTTTGGTAGTTATGGGTGATGATGTTGTCTATAGCTACTCGGATTATGTTAAGCCCTACATGCTACCTGGTGTGGTTTCTAAAACATTTAAGACACTTGGTTTAACTTTTAAGTATGGTTCTGAAACGCCTCAAACCATTACTCAAGTTGAATTTTGTAGCATGTGGTTCAAACCGTATGGCGATGATTTCGTCCCAGTTATGAAGTATGAAAAGATGTTGGCTACTGTATGCCTGAAACAAACTAAAAATGTTCGCGTTATGCTTAAACGATTTTACAGCTTGCGTATAGAATGTTTTTGGGACGATAAAATTAGAGATTTACTTGATTATTTTATTCGGTGTATAAAGAGGGATTATATGCATCGGTTAGTTTCTAAACCGACTATGATCGGTGATGACGATCAAACTTTTGAACAAATCGAAGCATTAAATTGGCCCGCCTCTAGGATAGTACACCACTATCTAGACGCCGATGGGTGATTTTTGGTTTTTATTTTTCCAATTCACCCAAGTGGTAATTTTAAATGATCTGCCACTATAAATTTATCAAATTTATCTATGAAAACAAATTCTTATAATAGTCCTTTTTGGCCAGATTGGCTTATCCCTAATTCTGTTGAAGAGAAAGTTCAGAAAGGTTATTATGATGTTGATGCCACATCAAAACTTGGCAAGTATGCCCTTGGGTATGCTGATTACTTTATTGGTCAAGATGGCGAGTCCCATGATTTTTTTGGGTATTGAGAACATGCTTGGCACAAAAACCCAATATCCGTCAGCGGTAACCGTCGACGACGGATATAAAACTTCAAGTTTTATAAAAGATAATCAGTATATG